CTCAACAATCACAAAAGGCCAATAAATGAACACTTACAAATTTAATGCTCTTTGCAAAAGCGGTGTCTGGAAAGAATTTATATTTCAAGCAGCCAATTTTCGTCAAGCCAGAGTCATGTTGTCCAACGCCATAGAAAGCAATTAATCATGCGTGATCTCATCAACATCATGGAGGCAATGGAAAAAGGTTGTCCTCCTGCAACACAAAGCATTGAACTCAATCTTAAAAATCGTCAAACGGCCATTGATGAGTATCACTATGGCCCGCTGAATCCCAACGAACCCAACGAAGAATACTGGGCAGAACTAGCTGACAAATGGAACACTAGTGACATTGAGTCAGTCAAGTCCAGTCGATGTGGTAACTGTGCGGCATTTGATGTATCAGACAAAATGCAGGACTGTATTGCTCGTGGTATTGGCAGTGAGCCTGGTAGTGATCCTAGTTCTACTATAGATGCAGGCGAGTTGGGCTATTGCAAGTTTCTCAAATTCAAATGTGCTTCTAAACGCACCTGCGATGCCTGGGTCGAGGGCGGCCCTATCACATGAGAGCCGCAGAATTTGCCACTGAAGACTCAGTACAAGATCTTGAACAGGATCTTGAGCACCCTAAAAGTTACCAAGCCATTGATCACATGATGCAAACCATTGCTCGTGAACATGGTATATCCGCTAAAGAATTGCACGACAAGTTTGTGGACAAACATGGCGTTATCCCAGACAACTGGTCCAAGGAACAACTAGACGAACTTACTTTTTTGGGCAGTCAATGTACTAAAGACTGTTCTGGTCATAGAGCCGGATACGACTGGTCAAAAAGAAAAGGCAATGTGCAAGCCGCTTCGTGGTCGCCTAGCTTTAATAAAGGCGCTGCCTTGAGAGTAGCAGGTAAGTAACTGCATGACAGCATACATTTACGAATCGCCCGATGGCGGAGAAACTGTTTATCAAAGAGAGTCGGGAAAAATTGACCGAGAATTGCATTGGTCTAGTGATGCACACAAAAATCTACAGCAAGAAATGCAACACGGCAAATTGTGGGGCAATATTCATCGTACCGCACAAACTGATCCTGTATTAAAAGAAATGCTTGACCAAATTGAAATTTACCCGGTACTTGTTACCGTGGTGTAGGCGGCTGCTGCCTGTGCTAGAGATTCGCTACCTTGAAGTACAAAGTGAGCACTAATAACATGACATTTTTTTGCAATTTACCATTTACTGAACTTCACATAGGTTCAACCATTGACAATCCCACTTCTAGGCCTTGTTGTGTTTTTAGTCCCACTACCAGGATACATCCCAGCAATTACAAAACTGATCCGCAAATGCGCATGGTCAAACAACAATTGTTGCAGGGGCAGGCACCAAAACAGTGCCAACACTGTGTTAAGGCCGAAGCAATGGATGGAACTAGTCTTAGGCTCATGGCCGAAATGTTTTATCCTGAATTGTCCAAAGAAATTAAACAACGCAATGACCCTGACTATTTTGATTTACAAAAGCTCACACTTGGTACCAGTAATATATGTAATTTAAAATGCTTGCCTTGTCACTCTTCCAGTTATGTCAGGCATATAGAATTAAAAAAATTAGGGTTGTCTGATTATCCATTAAGAGTAGCAAGGGCTAACAATTTAGATGCATATTTAGAACTAGAGTTCAAACACGTGACCTTGTTGGGCGGAGAACCATTCTATGATATGATTACTTTTGATTTTTTAAAAAAGCTAGCAACCCATGGTAGATCCAAAGAAATTTCTGTTGACTTGAACACCAACATGACCGCAGTAACAGATCAACAGCTGGAGTTTCTTTCTAGTAACTTCAAACATATCATAATCAAAGCCAGCATAGATGGAATTGGTCCAGTTAATGATTATCTGCGTTATCCCAGTCACTGGAAAGAGATTGAACAAAATTTACAAAAGCTTGTTCAGTATTCTAACATCAGCCATGTGGTCACCACAGCATTGAGTAATCTAGCTTTGTTACGTTATCATGACGTAATACGCTGGGCCGCAGACAACAAAACAAACTTGTTTATAACTACAGTTTATGATCCTAGGTTGTTAAGGCCAGAATTGTTGCCTAGTCCAATCAAAGCAAACTTGCTAAAAATTTATCAAGACTTGAAAACATCATTGTCTGGAAAGGTCTGGGATCGAACTGAACATTGTATTGATGCCTGTATCAAGATCTGTAGTTCTACCGAGTATGATCATGAAGAGTTTCAAAAATTTTTATCTTGGATAAAACTTCATGATGATCATCGCGGCCAGTCTATGATAAGTGTGTTTCCAGAACTAGTTGATTATGTGTGACAAATATGTTAAACTATAACACAAGGAGATTTTATGTCGGACAAAACTTTTAACGGTGAGCAAAAGATCAAACTCACACAAATCATCAACGAAGGCATGCAAGTCATGCACGAAATTGAAACACTGCAAGGTGGACTCAATGATACCATCAAAGCAGTGGCCGAAGAACTTGAAATCAAACCAGCTATTCTTAAAAAAGCCGTTAAACTAGCACACAAGGCCGAATTTGGTCGAGAAAAACAAGATCACGAAATTCTAGAAGTCATTCTAGAAACTGTTGGTAAAACTTTATAAATATCTGTCTCAACAGCGAACTGCTCACGTCACGAGCATAAATCACGGCTTACCGGCCATAAACGGAGTTAAATGAGTTACGTAGACGCACTTTTTGATCGTGAACACGATCGCATTCATATTGTGGGTCGCCGGGATGGCGAACGTTACTATCAAGAGTACCCTGCTAATTATATTTTTTATTACGATGACCCTAGGGGCAAGTTCCAGAGCATTTTTGGTAATCCTGTCAGCAGATTTTCCAGTAGGAACAACAAAGAGTTTCGAAAAGAAACGCGAGCACAATCTCACAAGAAACTATACGAAGCAGACATCAATCCTGTTTTTAGATGCCTGGCAGAAAACTACAAAGGACAAGACGGACCAAGACTGAACACAGCATTTTTTGACATCGAAGTCGACTTTGACCCTGAACGTGGTTACAGTCGACCTGATGATCCATTTAATGCTATCACTGCAATTTCGGTGTACATGGACTGGCTAGATCAATTGGTCACATTGGTAGTGCCACCACGTCACATGAGTCCCGAGACTGCACGTGAAATTGCAGGAGAATTTCCCAACACATTTGTATTTTCTAAAGAAGCTGATCTACTAGATACGTTTTTAAATCTCATCGAAGATGCGGACATCTTGACCGGTTGGAACTCAGAGGGCTACGATATCCCTTATACTGTTAATCGTATCACACGAGTACTCAGCAAAGATGACACCCGTAGATTTTGTTTGTGGAATCAATTGCCCAAACAACGAATGTTTGAACGATTTGGCTCAGAGAATCAAACATTTGACTTGATTGGTCGTGTGCACCTTGACTACATGCAGTTGTATCGCAAGTACACATATGAAGAGCGTCATAGCTATAGCCTAGATGCCATCCTTGAGTATGAGGACCTGGGATCAAAGACAGCATACGAAGGCACCTTGGATCAATTGTACAACAATGATTTCAAGACGTTTATCGAATACAATCGACAAGACGTCAACGGCTTGGCTGCTATTGACAAGAAGTTGCGCTTCTTGGATTTGGCCAATACACTAGCACATGAGAACACAGTGCTGTTACAGACCACCATGGGTGCTGTTGCAGTAACAGAGCAAGCAATTATTAATGAAGCCCACGAACGTGGAATGGTAGTTCCTAACCGTAAAGAAAGACTTACAGATGAAGACACGCAAGCCGCAGGTGCCTATGTTGCTTATCCCAAAAAAGGCATCCACGAATATATTGGTTCCATTGACATTAACTCGCTCTACCCGTCAGCGATCCGTGCTCTTAACATGGGACCAGAAACGATCATTGGACAACTACGTCCTGTAATGACCGACAGATACATTGCCGACAAAATAGCTGGCGGTAATAGCTTTGCGGCATCCTGGGAGGGATTGTTTGGCAGCCTGGAATATACTGCTGTAATGGAACAGCAACGTGGCACAGAGATCACTATTGACTGGAAGGATGATTCAGAAACTGTACATAGCGCACCTGAGATTTGGCGCATGATATTTGACAGTAATCAACCTTGGATTCTCAGTGCCAATGGCACAATTTTTACATACGAAACCGAAGCTGTGATTCCCGGCTTGTTAAAACGCTGGTATGCAGAGCGTAAAGAAATGCAGGCCAAACTTAAAGAGTGTACTAACAAAGCAGACGAAGAGTATTGGGACAAACGCCAATTGGTCAAGAAGATTAACTTGAACTCATTATATGGTGCTATTCTTAATCCAGGGTGCCGTTTCTTTGACAAACGTATTGGACAGTCAACTACCTTAACAGGTCGTGCTATTGCT